ACTAAGGGCGCAGTCAGGGACGTAGTGAACGGGAAGGAGTGTTTTTTTAGCCCCTCATCGTTAGGTAAAGATCCTCCTGTCCGTATCAGGATTTCAGGGGAAGATTGGTTTAAGCATTTCGGTCAAACGATCATCCCGGAGATGAAGAAGTGGCTCCCGATGAATGATTACACCACGCGACCAAACTCAAACGGTTTCCCGTATCTTTGGACACACAAGCGAACAGGCTCCACAATAGAATTACTCACATACAACCAAGATCCGAAAGCAGCTGAATCGTGGCAGGGTGACGGTTGGATTCCGGATGAGCCTCCGCCGAAGTCCATGTACGAGGGGATGTCACGTGGAATGTTTCTCCATAAAGGCAAGGTTTACATGCCAACAACCCCGTTAAGCGAAGCATGGATACTGGACGAACTAATATTGAAAAACAGGCGTGACGTTGGGATTATCAACGATCTCACCATTCTGGCAAACGACACCCTGTACATGAAGGACTCTGCAACTCTTTCTGCGTTGGGATTGAATAAAAAGCAGATACCAGTGTTTTTTGATACCCTTTTATTTGAGGACAAGTCCAAGCGTATATACTCAGAAGATCAAGGCCGAAGAGCTGAGAGGTTTCTTGAGGAAAATTCCGACATAGAACTACACGAAAAGATCAACGATCTGTTGCTTCTAAGGTTCGTAAAGGACACGCCATCAGATCTGGCAGGAGTCCGTTTCGGCGGACAGTTCAGGGCGTTGTCTGGTAGGATTTTAAAAGAGTTCGACAAGGACATCCACTTTATAAAGCCGTTTGAAGTCCCGACCGATTGGCCCGTAATAGCCATGATTGATGTGGCCCTCTCCAAACCACAGGCAATCAGCTATATCGCTGTTAATCAGCAGGATATCAAGTATGTTATCAAAGAGAGGTACGAACATCTTTCGGCTGAAGCAATGGGCGATGCGATCATCAAGGACGTAGCCAGAGGGCAATGGAACCTGAAGGACGTTTACATTGATCCGCTTGCAAGAGGTGACGCTGCGTACGCGAGAAACGAATATGGCAATGAAGTTCCGAATACATATAATAAACTTGAGAAGCGACTCAAAGGCCACGGGATCAGACTCCACTTAGGATCTAAGGAGAAGGAATCAGGTGTAAAATCCATACAGGAGGCCCTCAAAGGTTTGAACGGGCTGCCTACACTATATTTCTTCGACACATGCGCTAGGCACTATCTTGAAGTTATGCGTTGGGTGTATGATAAAAACGGAAATTTCACAAAAGGCACGAAAGAGGACTATGATGATATGATGGAAAATCTCTATAGATCGTTTCTCGTAGGCCACAGATACAAGGAAAAGGAAGAGTTCGTCAGCTACACTCCAAGAGAGTTTAAGGGGAACGACTGGATGATGAGGTTGTAGGATGGCAACAAAAGATCAGAAACTTATAGCTCAGATTGTCAAGAATCGTCAGACCGCAGAAACAGGGTGGCGCGATATCTACGAGAAGAGCCTTGCAGACACTAAGTTTGTCTATAATATCGACAACGCTCAATGGCCTTCCGATGACAAATCAGGCCTTCAGCTCACAGGAAACGCCCTCCAAAAATTTATCCTTCAGATCGGGGCTGATGCCAAGCAAAGCAGGCCTCGAATGAAGGTCATTCCTGTCGATAGCGGAGCGGACGTTGATAAAGCACAACTTTATAACGACCTAATACGACAGATAGAACACCTTAGCAACGCCTCAATCGCTTACGACACAGCATTTATGCAGGCCGTGGCAGGCTCAATCGGTTTCTTCAGAATTGTCACAGAGCGCAGTAACCCTTTCAGCTTAAACCAGAGCGTCAAAATCAAGAGGATTAGAAACCCGCACACCGTCCGTTTCGACCCGTCCGCCCGTGAATTCAACTACGAAGACGCGAGATATTGCTTCATTGACGACTGGATGGATCGCGATGATTTCAAGGAGAAATATCCGAAGGCCAATCCTGGAGACATTGGATCAGGGGATGTAGGGCAATCGCTAGAAGGTTGGTTCTCAGAAGATAAAGTCCGTGTTGCTGAATATTATTACAAGGTCGATACCAAGTTCACTCTGGTCAGGGTTCAGGCCACTCAGGATGACGGAACTGTTATCACGCAAGACGTTGAGCTTACTCCTGCCGTTCAGGAAAGAATCGACTCAAGGGGCATGGAAATAATTGATCAAATCGAGAGCGTAAAAACTGAAGTCAAATGGGTGAAGATGACCGGACTTGAAATACTTGACCGGACGGATTGGCCTGGTAAACATATTCCCGTGATTCCTGTTCAGGGAAACGAAATTGTTGTGGACGGAAAGCGACACCTACTGAGTTTTCATCGTGGGGCTCAGGATCTTCAAAGGATGCTCAATTTTTTCCTCACCAAAGCCACGAAGGTTATGGCGAAAACACCTGACGTTCCTTTTATCCTCACGGCTGACCAATTAGGCAAGTACAAGCGCATGTGGGAAGAAGACGGAGCAATGGACAGGGCGTTTCTTTTGTATGAGGAAACCCAAGCCGGAAAGCCGTCACGAGAAAACCAGATCACACCTCCTACTGGAATGTTGACTATGATCCAGCAGTTACAGGGGCAACTTGAAGACCACCTCAGCATGTTTGATGCCACAAAAGGCGCTCCCTCCAACGAGAGAAGTGGAACTGCGATCAATGCCCGAATCAACCAGTCAGCGAAGGGCAGCTTTGTTTTTATCGATAACTTCGCAAGGGCGTTGGTTTTTTCCGGAAAACAAGTCGTAGATCTCATCCCAAAAATATATGACACACAAAGAGCTGAGCAGGTCAGAGGAGAGAACGGGGACACCGAGCTTCAGCAGATCAACCAGCCAACAGGCGAGCTTGACCAATTCGGGCAGCCGGTGATCGAGAACGACTTGAGCGTAGGCGAATTTGATTTGATCGAAACGGTTGGAGCGTCTTCGCAATCTGCAAGACAAGAGGAGCTGGAAGATCTAATTCAAGCCATGCAGTACGCTGGCCCTGCCGCACCAGCCTTAATACCTTGGGTATTCAAACTCAGAGATTCTCCACATGCAGCGGAGATCGCGGAAGATGTAAAGAAAGCACTGTCAGCACCACCACCGGGGGGACAGCCCTCAGGACAACCTCAACAATAGGAGTTACTGAGAAATGGAAGAGCAAGTTCTTGACGTAGAAAACGAAGTGGAATCGTCTACCACTGAACCAGAAATTACCGCTGAACCAGAAATTACACCTGTAGCCGCACCACAGGAAATGTCAGACGGCGAAAAAGGCCGAGCAAGGTATCTCTCAAAGGAAATCAAGAACAAAACAATATTACTCGAAGAAAAACAGAAGAGGATCGATGAGCTTGAGGCTGCACAATCAGAAAAGGCTATCGGTGACATTCCAATCCCTCAGGAAGAAGATTTTGACACAACTGCTGATTTCCAGAAGGCCCAGACAGCACACACTGTTGCCATTATCAGAAAAGAGAATTTAGAGATTCAAGCGAGTCATAGGGCGGATCAGGAAGCTCAAAATCGTTCAGCAGCAATAGACCCTTTTTTCAAGGCAGCCAAGAACCTTGGGCCTGAATTTGAAGAGCGAGTCTTGAGAGCTGAGGCGGAACTGGTTGATGAATCAGGCGCGTCAAAAGTAGACAACCAGACCCAAAGATTCATGCTCCAGAATATAGATGTCGGGCCTCAGCTCTTGACACACCTTCACGATCATCCTAATGTATTGGCAGAGTTAAATGGTATGGATGAGTTTTCAAGGCCAGTAAAGCTCAACGAATTGAGGCAGAATTTGATTAAGGCTGGAAGCGCGAGAACAAAGAGTGGCGCACCAGAACCGGCGAGTACGGTTGATAGTGTGTCCACGGGCGCTCCTGGGTCTTTTTCTAGTATGACTCCAGAAGAAATGAACAAACTAAGCACAGGCCAGCTTGCGGATGCAATGCGAAAAGATGGGTTGCTTTAACTGGACGTAATGGAGCCTCGTCCGGCTCGAACACTTGGCGTACACGAAGGGTCGCCTCTTCTTAATTAAATGAAGTAAGGAGAAAACGAAATGGCGAATCTATTTCAAACACCGGAACTAATTTCCAAGCTACTCGCTATTCATGTCGAGAATAGTCTTGTTCTTGGGAAGTTGGCTAATAAAGATTTTAAAGACACCTTTCTGAACCAGAAGACGGGCGGCTCAATTGAGTATGACAAGCCCACCAAGTTTCTTGTTCAAGATGGTGCGGATATCACTTCGACCTTCCAGGACATCACGGACTCAACCGGAACTATCAACGTAAACCAACGGAAGCATGTTGCGTTTAAGATCCCTTCTCAGGACTTGACCTTATCAGCCGAACGACTGACTGAAAAGTATTTCAAGCCGATGAGCATTCAACTTGCCAACAAGATTGATGACGTTGGAGCGGCTCTTTACGATGGCATATATAATGTCGCGGGTACTGCCGGAACAACCCCCGCGACATTCAGTGCCGTTGCTGCCGCTGGTAAGGTTTTGACTAAGTTTGCAGTCCCAGACAGAGGCCGTGTTGCAATTGTCGATCCTGAAGCTGAATACGACATTCCTAATGGTCTGTCTTCCATCCTTCAGCCAAACATTGTTGACGGTATCATCAAGGAGGCTCATGTTGGTCGGGTCGCTAAATTTGATATCTTCGGGGATCAAAACATCAAGCAGCATACCGCCGGAGATTGGGCTGGAACTGTTTTGGTTGCTGGCGCTTCCCAGACTGGGACAAGCCTTAACCTTGACGGGTTTACGAACAGTGGTGCGGCTCAGTTGAAGAAAGGTGATGTTTTCAGCCTTGCCTTGGTGAATTCGGTCAACCCAGTAAGTCGAGCAGACAACGCAGTGGTCCAGACTTTCACTCTGACAGCTGATGCGACTGTCACGGCTGGTGCAGCAACCGTGTTGATTTCCCCAGCTATCACGGTTACTGGGGTCGGCCAAACCGTATCTGTCGGGCCGCTAGACAATGCAGTGGTTGGCAAAGTCCCGAGCCATCGGGCGAATATCGCGATGCACCGTGACGCGATGCAGCTTGTGACCGTTCCTCTTGTAGTGCCGGAAGATGCCATGGGCGGATTCTCGGTGAAAGACGGGATCGGAATCCGGTGGATCAAGTGGTACGATGGCAAGACTGATGACCAGTTCTACCGGATGGATGTTCTGTTCGGGTGGGTTCTTCAGTATCCAGAGTTTGCAGTTCGACTCATGGGATAGATATAATGAGCGGGGGGGCTTCACGGCCTCCCCACTCAGAAGGAGGTTGCATGGTTGATCTTTGGATGTACAAGGGAGCCGAAGGGGAGGGGCAGGTATTTTTCAAGCAGACCGCCGTTGACATCGCCAAACTTGAGAAGCAGGGATGGCGAGATTGCCCCGATAAGGCTAAAAAAGTCATTACAGATCCTTACCCGAACCGAGAATCCAAATCAGAGCCTCGCAGAAAAATGTTTGTTGAGAAAATGACACACGGTAGAAAACATGGCAACAGTTAATGACCTGATACTGGAGCCTGCGCTCCGGAAACTCGGAGTCGTCAGCCCCGCCACTGATAAACGGAATAACGCTCTCGCTGCCCTGAACGCTATGTTCGGATCAATGGGGGCAGTCAGAAACCTGATATATGCGATCACGCGAGAAAACTTCGCCCTAACGATCAATGACGCTGAATACACGATAGGCGCTGCCGGAGACTTCAATACTGTCAGGCCCACTCGGATCGAGGACGCATACCTGCGTGACGGAACGACAGACACATCACTAGAATCTAGGAACATCAAGAGTTATAACGACATTTCTGAAAAAACCAGCGATGGAAAACCCACAAAAATTTATTATCTCAGTGAATTTCCTCTAGGAAAAATACTATTCAATCTTGAGCCAGACAAGGCTTAAACTTTATTTCTTGATTCATGGA